ATTTTTAGTCATCCTGTTTACCTCTTTCTCAGGAAGTTTAGTCTCCAGGATTCCCGGGGCGGTTCACGTTACGATCGGTGGCGGTTGGAAGAAAAAATTATCTCTTTTTCGGCTCAGACAAGGGAGGAGAAAGTGCGGCGATCATCTACAGTCTGCTGGTCACCTGCAAACAGAACGAAGTGGAGCCGGAGGACTGGTTGCGCGAAGTGATCGAGAAGCTCAATGACTGGCCGTCGAACCAAGTGCATGAACTGCTGCCCTGGAACTTCTCGTCTGTAAAATAATCCTTACGCTACGTACTTCTCGGGGCGCTTACTTCCCAGAGAACCGTTACGTTGTTTCGTGATATTGATTTCTGCGATGCCCCTGGCCTGCGTATCCGGGTTGTACACTTCATCCCTGTAAAGCATCAGAATGATGTCTGCATCCGCCTCTATTTCTCCGGAATTTTTCAGGTCTGAGTTCATGGGACGTTTATTGGGTCTGGACTCCACACCGCGGGAGAGCTGGCTCAGCGCAATCAACGGAAAACCACCGGATTTTGCCAGGCCTTTAAGCCCCTTTGAGATTTCACCCACGGCAAGGTCATGACGCCCCGTGGTTCGGGTTTTTATCAGCCCGAGATAATCAACCACCACCAGCGCCGTTTCCGGATATTTAATCAGGTGGTGTTTCGTTGTTGCGCATATCTCATCAATGGCCAGGTTCGCCTGGTCCACCATCCAGATATTGCGCCCGGTCATCCGCCCCACCCCTTGTGAGAAACGCGTCCAGTCTTCATCTTCAAAGTGAGCCACAGATTTCAGGCGTGATACTGGCATCCCTCCAGCCGCAGACACCATACGTTCACCAATCTGGATGTTCGCCATCTCCATGGTGAACAGAAGCACACCATGCCCCTGCTCAGTCACCTTGTCGATGATGTCCAGCGCAAGTTCGGTTTTCCCCATCGAAGGACGGGCGGCAATGAATACCAGGTCTCCGGGCTCCATACCGCCTGTTTTTGCGTCCAGTTCATCAATACCGGTCATCAACGTCCTGGATTTCTCCAGCCCCTGATTCCGGCATTCAACACGCTCAACCACTTCCGGAAGCACATCATCAATATGTACCGGCTGAATGACGCCCTTTCCTGTCGACAGTGTGACCATCATGTTCTGCGCATCCTTCAGGGCATCTTCAGCTGCTTCACAGGTATGCGCATCACGTAATTTCTGCAGCGCCTCATTCAGTGTTTTTTCTGCATCGCGCAGTGCGGCATTGCGCCGCAACGCTGCAACATAGTGCTCCAGTGAAGACTTCACCCAGGTTTTACGCCCGGTATCAGTAATCACCGGGGCAAGTTCCGGCATCTCATTACACAACAGCACGGGGTCAATCACTCCTGAAACACGGGCCTGTCTGCAGATGCCTGTATAGATATCCTGATACGCTCGTACAGAAAAAACGTCCGCTGGCAGTGTGGCCAGAATATCCATCACTTCAGGATCTGCTCCGCGCAGAAAGAACGCGCCGATGACAGCGCCTTCAAGGTCATCGTTACGCCATACTGGAGTTGTCATGCAGCCACACCTCTGATACGAGAACGGTAACTGGGCCAGTTAAACGACAACCAGTTGCGTCCCCCGTCTGTGATCCTGTCGGCAATTCGGGGACTGATGAACGCCCACAACTCTTCCGGTGAGAGGTTACTGATCAGAATGGTGGGCAAGATACTTTCGTACCTGGCGTTGATAATTTCCTGCAAAATAGCCATTTCAGCCGCGCTGCCAAACTGAACGCCAACTTCGTCGATGATCAGCAAATCCATTGACGCATAACGCTCAATAACTTCATCCGCTGTTTTTTCGCTGTCATTCCGCCAGCAATTTTTCACAGCACGGGTAAGGCGCATCACGTCGGTGATCTCCACACTGGCCAGATAGTTACGGATGATGTGTTTTGCCATAGCCACAGCCAGATGATTTTTTCCGGTACCACAACTGCCGGTCATAACAAGACTGGTACCGTTCTCCAGCATATCTGGCCAATTCTCCGCATAGCGGCGACAGGCCGCAAGATTTCTGGCTGCGCCAGGATTAACCTCCAGATAATTATCAAACTCGCAGTCCCGAAAACGCAGGGCAATTCCGGCGTTATCAGTCAGCTCTTCCGCCTTGATGGACGACAGCTCCATGGTCAAATCGTTGGCCTCAGCGATTAAGCAGTCAGGGCAGCATGAAATTTTTTCTCTGTCCTCGCCATTACGATCGCTCCACACCAGTATATGCGTGTGATATTCGCCATGTTTTTCGCAATATCCGCGACCTTCACGCATCAGGCAGGAACGATAAGGCCATGGCTTTTCGCCCTTCTGAGCAAATGCAATCTCTGCCCGTAACTCATCCATTCGCGCCTGTAGTCTTTTTTGTTGTTCACGCAGGTTAAACGTCATCATCGCTGTCACCTCAGAATGTCAGTTTGTCACTGGATTTACCGAATTTGTCAGACATGGCTCCCAGGCCAGCCAGGACATCGACCTGTCGCTGTCGCCCACCTCCGGGAGCGGCTGGCTGTTGCCAGAAGTCTTCGAAGTGACGATCGGGTCCAAAGAACGTCGCAGCCTGCTTCACGAACTGTGTGCCGGTATTTCCTGTGGCACGTACCCAGGCAGCATAGCGTTTCACGCCATCAAGCATGGCTTCAGGTTTTATTCCCTCCCTGAGCCGGGCTTTCCAGGCTTTGAAGGCTGCGGATTTTGAGTTACCACCAGCACGTTTTGGATATTCCTGCCAGGCCTGTTCAAATTCCGGTGAATATTCCTGTCGGGAAGAACGCGCTGGTGCAGACGCGTCAGCGGATGCGCCAATAGTGTTTTTACTCTCTGTAGTATTCTCTGAAGTAATCTCTGTTGTATTCTCTGTAAGATCGAAATTGGTTTTCCCTTCTCCGCGGCGAGGGGTTTCCCGTGTCCGCGGTGAAGGCTTTCCCTCCTCCGCGAAATTGGGTTTTACAGTTTCCCGAAAACGGGTTTCCCCATTTCGGGAAACTGATTGTTTTCATTGATAATTTCATTAAGGCGCTCACAATCTATACGGTAGAACATTTTGTGCTCAAGACGCTTGTTGGTTTCAACCAAAATGCCTCTGGACACAAGATGCTTACGCGCTACAGCCTGTTGTTCAAATGTAAGTCCGGTTTCGTGTTGTATCTCTTCACGCGTTTTATGTACGCCTTCCGCTGCATGTGCTTTATCCTGCCAGTAAAAAATCTGACCAAAGAAAATAACAGCGTGCGGACTTCCCATGTATTTAACGAGCCCAGGGTAATAAGCAACCGGATGTCCAAAATCGAGCAGAAGATCAGACGGACGCATAGCCACCTCCCAGGCGTTTAAACATTTTTCCGGGCTGAAACGCCACCAGCGGATAACTCAGGGTATGAGTACGTCCCTGAACCTGGCAGACAACCTTCTGGCTTTCGGTACTGACCAGGCAAACCCGCAGAACGTAGCCGTTGCTGGTGGTGAACCACTGCCCCACACGGGGGCAATGGTTGTATCGGTGATACAGGAAATTAACGATGTGGCGGATCATGGGAGCACCTCCTTGTCAGAACCATTCAGCCTGGAATCAACAAGTGCAGCACCAAAAACAGCATCACCTACACGGTCGTACAGTTTGCCAGCCAGCGGAGATTCAACGGCCTTAAGCATTGGGTAAAGCTGGCTTGTCCAGATTTGATGGATTTCACGCAAATGCAGGTATACGCCTCTGGCGTTTTGTGCGACAGATGACATGTCAGCCGCACCAGCTCCTGATAAGCTCCTCTCCATCTGGTTAAAGGCATTGATGTATGCCTCTTTGAACCGGGCGGCACGTTTACCAGTGAAGCCCATAGCAAGGAAGGCGAAGCCGTCGCGGGTAATTTGGTAGCAGGGAAGTTTGCGAGTACCGCCGTTGGGCTGGCGTACCAAAATTGATGTCTCCGCAAAATTGCGGGCACAAAACTCTGGAGAACAATCCAAAATGCGGATCTTTTTCAGAACATCGTCATGACGTTTAGAGAAGAAGTTGGCAACAGCCAGGGATGAAGTAACAGCCTGACCATCAACGATGGCAATTTCAGGTTGAGAGAGGGTTGGGAGAGTAGTCATGGTGACAGCCCCTATGTTGAATTCAAAGAACTCACCACATGGGACGCCAATCACAGAGGTGGTGAGACGTACAGGGTTGGCGTAACCGGTCAACATAGAACCCGGCGCATCTTGCGATGCCCCTGCACGCCCCACCATAATTTGGGCGTAGCAATGCTCATGACACGAAAAAACCGCATGAGCGCGGTTATGCTCTATATTGAATTTCAGGACGCCAATCCCGGCACCCGCTTTATAAGGTGCAGAGACAGTGTAACGTCCCGAAATTGCAGAATCAATATATTGTGCAGATATAACGATTTTGTTATGTTTTGCTGTATGAACTACACTATCGAATACTACAGTGAAGAGGTCCGACTGGAGGTCGATCAGCTTCCATTGAGTATGCGTGCCAGATACCAGCATCTTGTTGAACGCATGAAGGTATACGGCAGCAATCTCGGAGAACCTCACACCAGCGCCTTTGGTGACGGGCTTTTCGAACTCAGAATTAAAGGCAACGATGGGATCGCGCGTGTTTTTTACTGCACTCTGACAGGGAAACGCATCATCATGCTGCATAGTTTTGTAAAGAAAACGCAGAAAACACCGCCAGCCGAACGCAAGAAAGCTGAAACCAGAATGAAGGAGGTTAAGCATGACTGGTAAACGCACTCTCCCCACCATGACACACGACGAAATGGCAGCCAAATGGATGGAAGACCCGGCTTTTAAAGCAGAATACGACGCTATCGCTGACGAATTCGCACTGCTTGATGAAATGCTGGCAGCACGCAAAGGAGCTGGCTTAACTCAGGCTGAAGTTGCCGAGCGAATGGGAACAAAAGCGACCGCGATCACCAGAATGGAAAGTAATCTCGCATCAGGTATCAGCGGCCCATCATTTGCCACACTAAAAAAATTCGCCCGCGCTACTGGAAAAAAACTCCAGATCCGCTTCGTTTAACCACACCGCGCCGTCATTCTGGCGGCGCACCGGATAAATAGTCATTTCCTCGCACGATGTCTTAGCCACCGGATATCCCACAGGTGAGCCGTGTAGTTGAAGGTTTTTACGTCAGATTCTTTTGGGATTGGCTTGCGTTTATTTCTGGAGCGTTTCGTTGGAAGGTATTTGCAGTTTTCGCAGATGATGTCGGTGAAACTTCGTCGCTGTCGCCTCATTCATACCTCCTGTCGGTAAATCTGACACCCTGACCAATAGCCCAGGCTGTTGTGTACTCGATCAGACTTGCCATGCGCTTCACGCTCATCTGCGCGCTGCTTTCGCGAATGTTGACGCATTCTCCTTCAAGGCCGGGCAAAACATCAGCTTCCTGTTTTGTTGCCACTGCATGACCGCTGATCAACAAAACCTTCCATTGTTCTGGTTTTAACCATTTGCCGCACCATTGAACCTGACGAGCGATATCCGCCAGCATCGCGTGAAATTTTGCGTTCTGGTCAAGATTTCGCTTGTAGTCAGTAATGCGGATGGTGACTGGCTTGTCTTTATCGAGAGGAGTTGAGAGGATGGCATTTATTGCGGCTTGCTGTTGTTGCTTAGTTCGGAGGAAGATTGTTTGCTTCATCGAAAATTCTTCTCTTTAATTCCAGCGGCTCTGATAGCTTTCATTACTGCAATTACCGTTTTGTCCTTCCCATCCTCATGCCCCATCGCATAAGCACCTTCTTCACCATCTTTCCAAAAGTCGTCATTCGATTCGGGCCAGTCGATATCCAGTTCAATAGCTGCTCGCGGTGCCTGCCATATCACCCAGGCAAACTCTTTTAATTCATCGTCTCCTGTGAACTGGCTTTCGTCTTTTGACCACCAGTTTTCAAACTGTCGGTAGCTATCGTTCACTTCCCTCTCCCCCAAATAAAAAGGCCTGCGATTACCAGCAGGCCTGCTATTAGCTCAGTGATGTAGATGGTCATTTAATACTCCGTCACGTTTTCCTGTCGCCACGCCTCGTCATATTCCGATTTCGGCATATTGGCGATGTGAAGTGGCACACTGAATTTGGCCACCTGAACAGAGGTGATATGCTCACCTCAGAACAACACAGG